ACCGCTGTCGAATACTTGAGTGCTGCCATTGCTGGCGGAACTGCTTGGGAACGTATGCACGAAGCACTTCGCGCCGCAGCTCCCGACGTGGTCACCAGCGACACACCCGGTGTGCTCCCCACTCCAATCCTTGGACCTGTTTACAACAACTTCATTGGCCGTCGCCCAGTTGTTGATGCAGTTGGTGCCAAGTCCATGCCGGGTGGAGGAAAGATCTTCATTCGTCCCGAGGTCACAACTCACACCAGCATTGGTGCAAGCCTCGCAGAAATGACCAACCAGTCAGGTACTTTCGTGGTGAGTTCGAATCAAGTCACAAAACAAATTTTCGGTGGCTATGTAAACATCTCCGAAGCCGATCTGGATTGGACCGATCCCGCCATCTTGTCAATCTTGCTCGACGACATGGGCCGTATCTACGCAAACGCAACCGACAACTACGCAGCCGATACTTTGGTTGCAGGCGCAAGCGTTACCCGCAACTTTGTAGCTGCTGATCTTGTTGATCCAAAGTCATGGTCAGAATGGGTAGCAGGATCCGCTGCAACAATCTTGTCATCGTCAAACGGCAACTTGCCAACGCACATCTTTGTATCGCCAGACATTTGGGGAAATCTCCTCGGTCTTACCGATACCGCAGACCGTCCGTTGTTCCCGCAAGTCGGCCCAATGAACGCATACGGCAACCTTGCACCCGGACAGAACAACGGCAACGCTTTTGGTTTGTCAGTTATCGTTGACCGTAACTTCGCCGCTGCAACTTTGATTGCTGGCGACGCATCTGGTTACGAACTGTTCGAGCAACAGAAGGGCGCGATCTCGTTGGACAACCCGTCTACCTTGAGCCGCACCATTGCGTTCCGTGGCTACTTCGCCGCTTTGATGATTGACAACACCAAGTTTGTTAAGGCTGCTTTCGTCTGATAGACGGAACTGAGTAGAGAGACTGCACCATGGCCACATTCAGCGTGACGCACCACCAGCGTCTAGACGATGTCGCTGTGGTGCAGACCCTCGAAGCAACCGACATAACAGTCGGTCAGACAATCACACTGACAGGACTCGGTCACAGTCTGAACGGCACGCACATTGTTATCGCTGTACCGGTCAATTTGTTCGCTGGCGTTAACGAAGCAGGCGACCTGCTTTACAACGAAAACGAAATCATTGTCAACCAGTTGATGTTTCAAGATGTTGGCGACGATCTAGAACGATCTGCAGCCGATCCGTTTGGAACTTTGACATGGACCTTGACGTGCACATGGACAACGGTCGCAGCTGTGCAAGAGTTTTTAGGAATCTCGTCGGCCACGGCAAATGACACCGCGTTCCTAACGACTTGTGTTGCAGCTGCAAACTCATGGTGTTTCAGGCGTCGCGTGCAGGCTGGTTACCACGACAGTCTCACAACTGTCCCTGACAGTGCAGCACTGTTAGGAACCACGCTTTACGCCGCAGGGCTCTACCGTGAACGCGGAACCACTGGGGACAGTTACGCATCCTTCCAAGACATGAGCGGACCACCGTTAATGACCTTGGGTCGAGTCAACCAGTTGCTTGGCGTTAAGAGATCGCAGTGCGCTTAACATGGCTGGCATTTTCACAGACGCAATCAACGCGGTCTCCGCATCGCTCACGGCCCTCGGGCTCAAACCTGTCACCGATCCACGCAACGCACGACCGCTCAGCGTCTTTATTGAGTTGCCGTCGTTTGAATCGTACGGTGCAAACCCAACATCCAAAGTCAGTGACGTCACAATCACTATTCGAATCCTTGGATCGCCACCCGGCAACCAAGACTCAACCGACTACATCCTTGGCGTCGTGGACACAATCCTCGGCTCAAACATTGCAGTCGTCAATGGACAACCATCCATCGCAACGATCGGGTCGCAAGACCTCCCCTGTTACGACCTCACTATCAAACTCACAGCGACACGCTAACTAACAAAGGAAAAACATCATGGCAATCGTTTACCAAGGCAGTGGACAAATCACCATTGGCTCAAACAACATTTCACTCAACTGTTCATCTATAACCCTCGAAGCAGGTTTTGATTCGTTAGAAGCGACCACGATGGGAGCTACTGGACACAAGTTTGTCGCTGGCCTCCAATCTGTGAGCGTTTCGGCAACTGTGCTGCTCGAATACGGCGCGACTTCAGTGGAAAAGTATTTGTCAGATGTTGTCGGCGACGGCGACACCACAGTCATCGTGGCGCCTGACTCTGGCGTGGCCGCACCCGGAAATCCGATCTACACAATTAGCAACATGATGATCTCGTCGTTCATGCCGATCTCAAGCACCGTCGGCTCCCTCGACACCATGACCGTCACGGGCACTGGTGGCACTTGGGTTCGTGCCGTAGCCTGATCTAACCAACACAAACAAAGGACCCCGACATGATTGGTATGACGTTACGAGTAGAGATGCTTGACGGAGAAACACACGAGGCACCCATCACTTACGGTGTGGCGTGTCGCTGGGAGGATCAGCATCCTCAACTCTCCGTCGGGCAGTTTCTAGAAAACATGAAATTTAAAGCTTTGGCTTGGTTGGCATGGGACGCGGTCCGCTCAAGTGGCGTAATCGTGGAACTGTTCCCCAAGTGGGTTGAAAAAGTAGGGGACATCACGTTCGTCCCAAAAGAGAAACCAAAGCAGGACGCGCAGTCAACCTCATAGCGCAACTGGCACTAAGGACAGGCATCAGCCCATTAGATTTGATGAAGTGTCCAGCGTCGGTTGTGGACGAGATGGTTCGTTTGCTTGTTGAGGAAAACGAGAAAGCGAAACATAAGCGATGAGTCTGGGAATTGATCTAAAACCAACTGGCCTTAAAGAGGCGTTGCGAACGATCAATTCTATTGACCCTAAATTGCGTCGTGCTTACGGTAAACAGATCCGTGAACTTGGCAAGGTAGTTGTTGACGCGATCACACCGCTGGTCCCGTCGTCGTCGCCCACTCGAGGCATGGACGGCCAGTGGCGTACCGGGTGGAAAAACGGTCAGACACGCAACATTGTTGTCAAGACCAACACTCGAAAAGCACGCAAACGCAATATCGCGAAAGGTGCTCAATATGAAACTATCGGAACGATCACTGTCGGCACCAAAGGCGCGGCTCTTGCGATCGCAGACATGGCTGGCAAAAGTGGCAATCGAAGCCGTGGTGGTCCGCGTGCTCGTCCAAATTTTGCTGGCGTCCTTACTTCAAGTCTTGGTCGCGGTCCGTCGCGCATGGTTTGGGCTGGTGGCGAAAAAGCGATCCCAGACTTCCAAAAAGCCTTAGAGCCTGTTATTAAAGAGGTAATCTTTGAAGCGAACAAAGAATTGATGAAGGTGAACCGCTAATGGCAATTAACATTCCGATTCTTACCGAGTTCTCAGACTCAGGAATTAAAGCCGCTAAAGCCGCTTTCGGTAACTTTAAGACTGCCGTTGCTGACGCCGAGGGTGGGATGGGCAAGTTTAAGGCTGGCTCGAAAGTCGCTTTAGACGCAGTCAAAGCGAACGCAGGAAATCTTGCGTTGGCTGGCGGTGCAGCTCTTGTCGGTTTTGCCACAAAAGCAATAGGAGCATTCCAAGACATTGCGTTAGCGTCAGGCAAATTTGCTGATGCTACAGGTCTGGCCGTTGAGGACGCGTCACGCTATATTGAGGTAGCAGGCGATCTCAGTATCCCGGTGGACGCCGTTGAAAGTGCGATCGGACGACTCAATAAAACCATTGGCGCAGACCCAGACAAAGTGCGTGACCTTGGCGTTGACCTTGTCTATTTAAAAGATGGGTCGTTAGACGTCAACGAAACATTCCTAAACACAATCCAACGCATAAAGGACATTAAAGACCCAGCCGAAAAAGCAAGGGTCGCCGCGCAGCTTCTTGGCAAAGGCTGGCAGGGTATGTCAGAACTTATTCAAATTGGTGCAAACGATCTGAGCAAGTCTTTAAGTTCGGTTAGTGACGCTAAAATTATTGATCAAAACGAAGTTAGTAAAGCCCGCAATTTTCGTGATGCAACAGATGACCTCAAAGATAAATTTGAGGATCTAGCAATTACGATCGGTGAAGATTTGGTTCCACAGATCACTGCAATCGTGACAACTCTTGCCCCTGCTATTGAATTGCCTGCCAAATTGGTCAGCGGTTTTGCAGGGCTCAAAACACCAACGGCGACACTTCTAGACATGGGTTCAAGTCTTGAAAATGTTGTTGAATTTTTAGGTGCAACTCAAGTTATGGCTGACACGTCTATGACTGCGCTTGAATTGCTTGCGGCTGTCGGCACTGAGACTGGCGACGCATTTTTGTATTTGACTGATCAAGGCAGAATGTATACCGAATACACGTCATCTCGAATTAACGCAATTAACGGCACCACTGAAGCCATAGAAGATCAGGGTGAGCAAGTGACCAAAACTGATCTTAAATGGCAAGCCCTTAAAGGCACGCTAGAACTTAGTAGTGCTATGGCTGACGCTAAAGCAGAACTAGACAAATTAGCCGAAAAAGCGGTAGAGGCATACAACGGTGCTGAAGGTGCTTTAGGCGAATATGAGCAAGGGCTTATTGACGCCAAACTTATGGTCCTCAATCTTGCCGAAACTATTGCGTTGACTGACTCACAAAAGAATCAGATTCGAGTCCTTGTTGACACTGGCGAACTTGAGCGCGCTCTAGGTCTCATTAACGTTATTACGGCTGGCGGTTACACGCCTGAATTGAACGCGATGCGGTTCCGTGGCCCGAGAGCCCTCGGCGGTCCAGTCAGCCCGGGCGGTTCCTATCTTGTGGGTGAGCGCGGTCCTGAGTTGTTTACGCCTTCGTCGTCTGGGAACATTACGCCTAACGGTGCAATGGGTGGCAACACGATCACGGTCAATGTAAACGGTGGCGACCCTGACGCAGTTGTGCGAGCAATCCAAAAATATGCTCGACAGAACGGTGCGATCCCATTGCAGACCACGACAAGCGCAAGGTTCTAAATGGCTATTACGACTGCTTTTACGATCACGATTGGCAACCTTGGCGCATCGTATGACATCACGTCGGAAGTCATGTCGTTCAATGTCAACACGCAGGTTTCGTTGGCTGAGATCGGAACCAGCAAAGGCTCAATGCTTATTAAGAACTTTACGGGTTCTTTTACACCAGGTGGCGGTGGCACATACGGGTCGGTTGACTGGTTTAATCAGGCCGTACTTATTAACGGCACTACAACGGTTGGCGGTGTGCCTACCAGTTTTAAACTGTTTCACGGCATCGTTGACCAGTTTGCGTTGGATGACAACGGGATCAACTCGTATGTCACCATTTCGTTTATTGACGCTTTGACTTCTGGCGGTCGCTCCGCAACAACAGGCACCGCCTTTGGTATTGATACTGCTTCAGCCATTATTGAAGAATTTTATGAAAACTCAACATCTACAAACCCTGCACAAATGCCTACCCTTGGCGGCACTAATACTGGTTACACAGTTACAACAAAATTGTTAACAAACGATTACGATGTTCAATGCAATACAGCGGGCATTGGCAACAGTCTCAATTCGTCAATTTCACTTATTATTACCCCTGTCGGACCGTCAATGATTATTCCGACAACAATCACTTTAACTAACCCTGATTTTGGTTACGAACTTGTTGATTACACAATGACTCGAAACGCCGCCAACAGGACAACTTTTGTTTTTAAAGACAAAACGGTTTCAGGGACACAACTGCCCATTGGTGAACTTGTTACTGGTTACGACGAAAACCAACTTACAAACTACGTTACATACACTTCCTCAGGTGGCGGCACCACGTTAAGTAGTTTCAACGCAACGTCAACAACTAAATACGGGCAACGGTTTAGGTCTTACACACAAACGGGTTTTAATACAACTGCACAATTAACTACCTCAGTTAATTCGTGGATTAACCGTTTTGGTGAAATAACTTTTGCACCCGAAGAATTGTCGTTTAGTTCAAAAATGGTTCAATCGGCAGCCGCCGACGCCGCCGAACCGTTTTGGAACAAAATCCTTGACATTGAGTCAGTGATGTGGCAACCCATCCAGTTGACCTATACGCCGACCGGGTGCGCTCAACAAACCAAAATGTCGGTTATTGCTAGTCGTCGTATTTCGGCTACACCGTCGGACTGTCAAGTAACCTTAGGTTTGTTGCCTGCATACCAGTACCAAAGTTTTATTTTGGACGACACATATTTAGGGATACTTGACAGTAGTCGAGTCGCATAAAGGAGAAACATTATGGCTATCAAAACATTCACCAGCGGTTCAGTTCTGACTGCTTCAGATACCAACACTTACTTAAACAACGGCGGACTGGTCTACATTACGCAAGGCGAACTAACAAGCAGTACGGCAGCACTGACTTTTAACGATGTCTTTAGTAGCACTTATGACAACTATCGAATTGTCGTAGACCGTTACCGACCCGTAAACACCCTGCAAGCTTTAATGATGAGACTCAGGGTTAGCGGTGCCGACAAAGCAGCAAACTACAACTATTCGCAATCGGGTCTTTATCAAGATGGGTCGTCAACCAATAACTCAAGCGGAGCCGTTGCCGTTAATCAGATTGATGTTCTTTTTAATAGCCTCAATAGTGTCGCGCTTGGTTCTTGCGTAATGGACATAATGGCACCGCAAAAGGTTGAACGGACCTTTATGACTTA